TTTCTCCATTTAACTAGATCTATTTGTTGGTTGTATTATAAACCACTATAGAAGGTTTGTCAAGTCTTTTATTTAGCCATTCAAAAATTTCTCAAGTTGCGGTGGCTTCCAGCCTTCAGGCTTCAACACTTTGCCATCTTCGCGCTTACGGACCTTACCAGTCTCAGGATCAATCTTAGCGAAGTTGGTGTCCATAACTTCATTCCATGCACCTTCAACATCAGCACCCATAGAGTGACCTGCACCAATAGTCACAACAAGAATATCAACAAGGGCATCTAGGACTTCGACTTGATCCCCAGCATCAACAGCTTCCTGTAATTCCTCAAATTCTTCTCTTACAAGTTCAAGATAAAGATTAAATTGATCAACATTAAATTCATTAGTTGTGTTGCCAATTGCGTTCATAAAACGCAAAGAGTCTTTAAAGACATTAGTATTCATATCAAGTTTTTCAAGTTCCCATTTGGCCATAATATTTCTCCTCAATCCAAGGGGGTGGGTTACGTTTTTTCCAACTAAACATATGGGATTTACCCTTAATGTAATAATTGCGGTAGTTAGTTATCGGGTCATCAGAAATAATATATTTGTCATCCATGCAAGAAGGAATAAGAGTCCTATCAAAATCTCGTAAACCATGAGGCGGTGACTGAAGAAGGTAACTGATTTCGCCAAAACATTTATGATTTTTCCCATAACGGTAATTGTATTCCTCCATAAGTGCAAAGAAATGGTCAACCAACCAGTTATAGTTCTCTACAGATTCGCGCGCCCAAACTGCTGAGGGGTGGTTGATATGAGTCGCAGTATAAATGACATGTTCGCGATCATCAGGCAAAGCCCAACGACGAGCTTTGCGTCCAGTCTGAGTCCTACCTTCAAATTCTTGCCCATCATGAATACGATGTGCAGTCGAAAGCAACTGTGCTGATTCTAGAATCATTTTAACAACGTGTTTATCAACCATCCACTGGGCGCATTGGACAGGGTCATCATGTAGATAAAAGATATTCATTTATTCCAACGTTTAAATGCTTGTTCTCTGTGATACGCAGTTGCGCGTGTATAAAAGATAATACCATCTAGGTGATCTAGCTCGTGCTGAAATGCGTGAGCTGTCAATCCTCTAAATGTATCTGTTCTAGAGTCTCCGTTAGGCAGGTTGAACCTAACACGGATCTCATCAGAACGCTTTATTTTAACCGCTAAACCCGGATAAGTCAAGCACCCTTCAATAATATATGACTTCTGTTTGGACTCGTTAACGATCTTAGGATTAAAACAAACAAGATTTTCAGGCGCTGCTCGAAGAGCAAACGCCCGGAAATTATATCCGACTTGGTTAGCAGCAAGCCCAATACCGTTATGATCATACATAGTCTTCACTAAATCTTTAGCAAACTGGATAGGATCAACGCTAGGGGTTTCAAAGTCAAAAGGCTCGCAAACCGTTTTAAGGATAGGGTCATTCGCTTTTACTAGATTCATCATGTTCTTTCAAATAAACCTTATCGCCATCTACTTCCCACTCAAGAATCGTTTTTTCATCCCATCCCATCTGTGATAGTAGTTCTACAGGAACGGGGAGAATTAACTCCCCTTCAGAGTTTTCTAATACAGTTTCTACATATTCGCTCATTCAGCAATCCTCGAAAAGTTCTTATGTTTCTCAAATCTGATCACCCTCTCAAACTTGTCAATGATCTGATCCGACTTATGACTAATTATAAACGTATTTGTATCAGAAGTCAAGTTCTTTATGATCTTCATAAACTCTTCTGTCCCGTTAGAATCTAGGGAACTGTCGAAAACTTCGTCCATAATAAGGAGGTTAGTATTAACAGAGTTACGCATTTTGGCGATAGCTCTCCAAGCGAAAAGGATCGCTAGATTGATACGCATTTTCTCACCTTCTGAGAAAGAAGCATATGAGAACACGTCGCGATAACGGGACTTAATAGTTTCGTTAAACGTTTCATCAAGCTCAAACTGACACATAAATTCCATAGAAGCTAGATACTTGTTAATCAACTTATTCATAATAGGAATATATTGTTTAATAATACGAGATTTAATTCCTCCGTCCTTTAAAAGAGTCCCGGCGGCTTGTAGAGTTTTCTTCTCATTCATAGCCTCGTAATAATCTTCTTCAATAGTGGAAAGTTGTTTGATAAACTCAGGAAGTTTATTATCATCTTTCTCTTTAGAACTTTCTTTTATATTATTAATTTCTTCTTCTAAGGATTCTTTATATTCAAGAAGAGAGCTTATCTTGGTTTTTAACCCATTAAGTTCTAAAATATTATCACCAATTTCGGAATTAATTTCCATTATTTCTTGTAGCTTCTTATTTGTTGATTCATATTCCTCAGAAAGTTTTTTCAAACCATTTTCGATTTCTCCAATCTCTGAAGATTTATTTTCTACTGTTTCTTTCTTAAACTCTTCATCAATCTGTTGTTTACAAGTTGGGCAGTTATCATACTCATGAAAGAACTTCACTTCTTTATTGAGCTGAGAGAGATTGGCCTCAATCTTGTGTTTAAGGCTGTTCAGCTTACTAAGTTTTTTATTGAAAGATTCTTGGTCTACAGTTTTATCTTTTAATGAATCAATTTTATCCTTAATCTCTTTACACTTATCAACAAGGTTATTAATGTTAGTTTCGGTGTCTTCTATTCTAGCCTTTTTCTCTGAAATAAGTTTATCATTATTAGATTGAATTTCTTTCATATGCTCTTTGAGCATTTCAATCTTGCTACTAAGAACTTTCTTTTCAGAATTTAGATCAGAAATGCGCTCGTTATTCTCCATGACCTTATCTTTTAGAATTGAATTCATAGTAGTAAAAATCTGGAGATCAAGTAGGTCTTCAATAATTTCTCGACGTTGAAACGCAGTCAGCTGCATAAAAGGTTGGAAAGTCGCAGAACCAAGCACCACAACCTGTGAGAAAGACTTATGGTTAACTTTTAGAATCTGTTTTTCAAGAACTGTTTGATAGTCTTTCATGACAGCCGATTGGTTCATCAACTTACCATCTTGATAAACCTCAAAGATATTAGGCTTCATTCCACGAATAATTTTATATTTACTTTTACCAATATCGAACTCAACTTCAACAACAAGATTTTTGTTATTGATCGTATTCAGAAGCTGCGGCTTATTAATCTTACGAAATGGCTTTCCAAATAGAGAGAATGATAGCGCGTCTAGAATTGTAGATTTGCCTGCACCATTCTCACCTACAATGAGAGTGGCCGACCCTTCATTAAGATCGACCTCAGTAAAGAAATTACCAGTTGATAGAAAATTTTTCCAACGGAGTTTTTTAAACAAAATCATTCTAAAGACATAGCCTCGTTATATAGCTCGATAACTTTACTGGTAAGTTTCTCTTTATCAACCTGCCCATTATCGTAACTGGAAATATAATTCTTAAAAATATCTAGAGTCGATTCAGCCTCATCAATAATCTGTTGCTCGTTTTCTTCTAGATCTAAGTTTAGATGATCTTCGACTATTTGAAGTTGGACTGGATTTTCCGATTCGATATTCTCAATAAACCTATCAAACCAATATAGGTTATTTTTGCATGTAACAATAACTTTGACCATAGTGTCTTTAAATTGACTGTAGTCGATATTAGATTGAAGAAAGCTATCATCCGAGTCATTATACCAGACCTTCTTAAACATTTCATAAGGGTTGTTAATAAAAGTCAATTCCCTAGTTTCGGTATCAAATACATGAAACCCTCTAGGATCATCATAATCGCTCCAAGTAAACTGCGCATGGGAACCGAGATAATAGATATGCCCGTCGCTTGAACGGTGATGGAAGTGACCAGACATCACCATATCAAACTTATCAAAAGCCGAGCGGTCATCTCCATGAGAAACTACCGAACCTTTAAACATCTCAAAGCCTTGAATTTCAAGATGACCCATTGCTATTTGAGCTGGTGTTGATTTTACAGCATTGATTATATCTTGCCTATTCTCCAACGTAATCCAAGGTATAAAGAGTATCGGTAAACCGTCGAAATATACAGTCACCGCTTGATTACTGTAAATTTTAAACGTTGGATATCTCCCAACTATTAACTCACGCGGCGCGTTAACATCATTGGTATTTTTAAAATATGTGTCATGATTTCCAATTATAAGATGAAAATCAATCTCTCTTAAAGACATTGGCTTTAGGAAATCTTCCCTCAGCCTCCGAGCAGTGTTGATGTTGATATATTTTCGGCGATCAACAATGTCCCCAAGATGAATGACTGTTCTAATGTTGTGTTCATCGAGATAAGGGAAAAACGTGTTATCAAGGAATTTCTTAGAGTTGTCAAGGAACGCGACATTGTCATTTCTAACACCCCAATGTGTGTCGGTTATAAGTGCTATCTTCATACTTCATTTGTTTCCTCTGAAAATTTCTCCACCCCTTTTACTTTACCTGATTTTTTAGCGGAAGTCAACTTATTTTCAAAGTTTTTTATGATGTCTTCTGAGAACTCGTTACTCTTAAGCTGTTGAACTTCACCACTATCTCCAGCTGATCCTAACACTACACTGTTCTCAAAATTCTTATGCTTGATGTATGTCTGTTTCTTCTCTTTGTGAATTCTTCTAAGGAAAGCATTCCATGCAATTTGTGTGAAATATGCGAATGGGTTATTTGTCCTCTCAGGATTGAAATTATCTACAGCTGCAATACAGTCCATAATTCCATCTGAAATCATTTCTTGTTTGTAGGTGTATCCAGAGAAGTTCGGTTTCTTAGCAAGGTTGTTACAAATTAACAAAATTGATTCACCGATATACTTAGAGACTTGGGGTTTCTGTTTACCAGCAGCCTCTGCTTCAGCTAAACCCTTTCTATGTTCAATCATCGCTTGATACAGGGTTTTGTTGTTAATATAATTATTTTTTTTGCGAGCCATAATTTAGTCCTTTACTTTAGTCAACGTTAGTAGTATAATCACTTTGTGTCATATGAAATAATATATATTAGGTATTGATAGCTACCTTGTATATCTTATACTTAAACTTCTCTTCATTATATATCTTAACCCTTTCCATAAAGTGTAACAACGTGAAGTTCTTATTCTGTTTCCAACTCATATCATCCGCAATATCAAAGAGTGTAGCTTCCTTCTTACCTGCGGACTTTCTAAGTCCGCGTCCTATGGACTGGAGATTACGAACACGAGACTTACTTGGGGAAGAGAATATAATATTCTCAATGCTTGGGATATTGATACCAGTAGAGAATGTACCGTAGCTTGCGATGATAATAGACTTCTTTTCCTTTTCAACAATGTGACGGATTTGCTCCCTTTCAGAACCATCAACGCCGCCATGAACAAAGAACACTGGGCAATCTGCCTCTTGTTCAATAATCTTGTGCAACTCTTTACCATGCTTTTCAACGTATTGGAAGAGAAGCAGAGTATTGCCTTCGAGAGAAAGAGCAAGATTGGTTATGAATTTATTTCTAGCTTCACACCTAACAATATAATCCATCTCAGATTGATAGTCTTTAGCCCGAGCCATCATCTGTCTAACTTCGTCAGGATATGTAAGAACAATAGCTTTAATCTGAAACTCAGACAGATGTTTCTGCTTGATAAGTTCAGCCGTAGAAGCTACTTTTCTTACAGGTCCGAAGAGACCTTCAAGGACGAGCTTATGAGTTTGAGTTCCATCAAGAGAACCTGTAAACCCGAAACGATACTTGCATTCTTCAAGTTTAGTAAGTATAGAAGTCAAAGACTTTGCTTTGAATAGGTGAGCCTCGTCGCCAATAACAACTTCGTATTCATCAAAGATATGTTTCTTTTCTTTATAGACAGATTGCCAAGTTGTTATAACGATCTCTTTATCCGAAACTTTATCTTGACCAGCATAAATCTTATGAATGCCACCTTCGAATCCATACTCTCTAAAGTCAGCGGCCATCTGATGGACGAGAGTAGTTGTAGGAACCACGATAAGAGTTTTCTTATTATAATATCTAGTAAGAAGATAGATGATAAAAGATTTACCAGAAGCTGTTGGTGATAGTAAAAGTCCACGGCGTTCGCGGACAGCATGAACAAAGGCTTCTAACTGATAATCTCTAGGTTCAAACTTAGTGTTGAGGGTTGATACAAAGTCTTTAGCTTCTTTGAGTGAGAAATTCTCTGAGCTAAATTCTGAACCAAACTCTATATTGTAGTTCCTAGATTCGCAAAACTTCTCTAGGTATTTGTTAAGTCCGCCATAAAGTGTGCAAGTCATGGTGTTGAAAAGTCTAATCTTTCCATCCCAAAGTTTGTTTCTATAAGCTGGCATAAACTTAGCACCTGGGACATCGAATGTAAAATAATCATTCAATTCATAAGCGGTGCTAGGGTCACACTCTATCTTATTATAAACTTCGTTTAACTTAGTTACTTTTAACGTTTCCATTAAACACCATTAATAAATTTCTGCCAATCTATTGCCGCTTTGATATTATAACCCATAGCATTGATTGTTCTAATTATAGATTCTAAAGCTTGGACCTTTTCCGACTGCAATCCAATTTTAAGTGAAAGGTTAATTACGTCTTTGTCTGCATCCATATACATAGGGATATCGTTTTTTAGGATCAGACCTTTGGCTGGAAGTTCCCAACCACGCTTCATAGTTTCTTCGTTTGGCCCTTGAGTGTAGAACTCGTATTTGTCAAGCTTTAAGGTTTTCATATCTGCTTCGTAAGTTTTGAGAACCATTTTCTCATTTACAAGCATACGGTAATATTTATGATGAAGTTTGGCGAGCCTTAAAGCTGCATCACCAAGTTCAGTGTTATCAACATTGGAATCAATTTCCCATTCTGATAGTATTTCTTCAATCTTCATTATATAACCCTTCTATTTTAGTATTAGTATACTAAATCAGTAGAGATTCGTCAAGTAATATCTGCGATTGTAAAGTAAGTATATCTAAAGATTGCTCTAGCTGTAATAAAGTTTACATCTTGGTCAATAGTATTAAATTGTAAATCGCTGATAGAGACAGGATAAGCGTCAGTAAAGGTTATTTCATAGTTAGGCATTTTTGTGCTTGATAATATTACTAAAGAAATATCAGAATATATGCCTTCGCCAGAGAGCGGGTCTTCTTCTTCAATGTTTCTATATTGATCAAAATTCTCAGGAAAGCCTAAATCTCTAATCCAATTATGAACCTCAAGATAATTCTGTAAATCTTCGTCAACTTTGAAATCTAATACAAGGGGTTCATACTTCAAATGGTCCCCTGGATACGGAATATTAACCATTGGGTTAGGGGCTTCTTTAGGTGGCATACTAATACCAGGAATGTTAACCTTCTGTGTAAAAAAGTTAACATATGGAGCTTTCTTAATCGTAAACTTAAAATTAAGTGGAGAAAGAAAGTTCTTATTTACTGGTGTATTATCTAATGCGCTCATAACAACCTCTTTGATATTTTATCTATTTATATAAAAAAAAAGAGGGAGCCGAAGCCCCCTCTATTCCGGTCGGTTAACCCGATCTTTTTATTACATAAGGTTGTTGATGATAGTTCTTCTGTAGTACACGTTAGTGTTGTAAGTAAGAGCGCCAGAACCAGCGTCAAGACCCTGAGCGAATGGGTTTGCAACCATTCCGTAACGAGTCTTAAAGCCGATCTTTGGCTGGAAAGAACCAGGATCAACTGCGCGAACCATCTGTAGTGGAACGTATGGGCAGTAGAAGAGACCAGCGTCGAACGCGGAAGAACCCTTATAGCCGATAGTCATGTAGTTACCACCAGTTGCATATGGGTCGATGTAGACGCGTAGGCGACCGTTTAGAACACCAGCGAAAGTGTTACCAGTGTCATCAACCTGAAGGTTGTTTGAGTTAAGAGCAGGAGCGTAATCAAGAACACCAGCCATCTGAAGTGCAGAAGCAACATCAGAAGAACAGATGATTACGTTACCCTTACCTCTACGAGTATCTTTCGCAATCTTGTTAGCTTCGCGCTCAAGCTGGAACATAAGACCCTTGAACTTTTCAACTGACCAACGACCGTTTGAGTCAGTGTCTAGGTCGAAGACACCAGCAGTAGTAGTGTCAGTCTGCGAACCTTCCTTAGCAGTGATGTTGATAGTTCTAACAACTTCACGGTTAATTTCTGCAAGAATTTCTGCAGAAAGAATGTTCGCTAGTTCAGTCTCAGCATCAAGACCATGAATTGCTTTAAGGTCTTGCGCGAGTTCCATTGAGTACTCAGCTTTGAGCGCTCTTGACTTCGCAGTAACAGAAACTTTCTCGATTGAGAATGCCATTTCTGGGAATGCGTCGCCACCTGATTCGCCAAGCGCTTCAGCAGTAGCAGTTGACATACCTGAGCCAGTGTTATAGGCTGCAGTGTTTGAAAGAGGTGAAGTATTAGAATCACCTGGGATACCAGCGCCAGCAGTGTGTGCCTGACCGAAAGTGGTGTTACCTGCAACAACAGAAGAGAACGCAGTGTTAACTTCGTTGTAGAAAGTTTCATCACCCGCCTGATTCGCGTAGCGTGAACGCATTGCGAAGATAAGACCAGTTGGGCCAGTCATTGGCTGAACGCCAGCAACGTCATATGCCATTAGGTTAGGCATTGCACGGCGAACAAGGCTGATTAGGACTGGGTCGAAAGTGTCGATCGCGCCAGAACCAGCAGTTGAAGAAGAAGCGCCCATCGCGTTAGTTGGAGCTTCGGTTAGAGTTTGGTATGCACCGTGTGCAGCTGACTCTTTAAGAGCTTTTTCTGTATTCTCAAGCATAACTGCAGTAACAGAACGACGATGCTGGTCGGAGATTTTTCCGAGTGCTTCGTGCTCTAGAACTGGAGCCCACTTGCTTTGAATTTCCTCAGCTAGATACATTTGGTTTTCCTTTCTAAAAGAAATTATCTTTATTATTTATATTTACTTACTTTTTAACGGATCTAGAAATAGCTTCGACATAACGACCAACTGAAGGATCAGTATATCCAGTAGTTTCTTCGACCTCGCCTTCGAATGATTCTTCTAAGATATTTGATTCTTTCTTTGGTTGCTTTTCACCGAAATAGCTTTCTTTGATAACCTTTAGCTTTTCTTCAAAAACTTCTAGATTACCATCGAATTCTAAACCTTCAGCAATCTTATAGAACTTGTCTTTTTGTGTTAGTGCAAGGTCTGCAGACGCAGTTTCAATAAGATCCTTAGCGGCTTCCTCAATAATAACTCCACGTAATTCACTGTTCTCAGTAATCATTTCGTCGAGCTTCGCTTCTAGAATACCGACCTTTTCAGCCATTGATTCTAGAACGTCAATCTTGTCTTCTGGCACTTCAATGTAGTGCTCAGCAAACAAATTCTTAAGTCCGTTAATGAAGTCGTGAGTTAGCTCAGTTTGTAGAGTTGACTCAATAGCGACTTTGTTTTCTTCCATCCACTCATTAACAGCCATGTCTAGATAAGAATCTAGTTTAGTTGTTAGTTCTTCAGTGAATGCTTCAATTTGTTCGTTTAGAGTTGCTTCAAACTCTTCTTCAATGCGCGCAGTTTCAGCAATTACCTTTGCATTAACAGCCGCTTCAAAGATAGTTGAGGCTTTAGTTTTAAAATCTTCAGTTAGATCTTCGCCCTCAAATGCAATTTCTAGATCTTCTTTAGCCATACCACCTGTAGCCGCTGAAGGCTTCATTTGAATAGTGGCTTGGTTGCTAGCAGCTGCTGAATCATCAATACCCCAGTTATTGTGTGGGCCGTATTGCTGAAGCATGAGCATGAAGTTCTTTAGGCTTGGGTTATCCATACCCTGCATCATTCCCATTACATGAGACATTGCGGCAGACTTTGGAAGTTGACCAACCTCAGAAGCGTTACCCTTTGGGGCAATAGAATCGGCTGCTAGAGTTTCGTCTAGTTCCTCTTCTGTAGCTTCAGTTACTTCATCAACTTGATTTTCAAGATTTTCTTTATTGTCCATCAGGAAATTCTCCTTATTGAATTTTACAATTATTTATATTTACTTAGATTTTACAGTTAGAGAAGTAATATAGTTCTCAAAGATTGACAACTTTTGCTCTTCTAATTGTGTTTTTGACATCTTGTGGATTTCTTTTACAATGTTTTCGGCTTTTTCTTCAAACCAAGTTCCCTTGATTGGATCAAAAACCCACTCGACGCCTTCCATAATACCTTTCACAAATGCATCAGGAGCTGATGGATCAGCAACAATATCAGCGGCAGTTGAAATTTTTAAATCGTTTTGAACAACCATAGTACCATTTTGTTCTTTAAGAGAACCCATAGCTCTAGAAGAAACACCAAGCTGACCACCCGATTCCATAATGCCACGGGCGATTTGACCCATAGGAGTTTCTGTAATTCTAGCTTTGCCAATAAAGTTGTTACCGTCACGCTTTAGTTCTGTAATAATGTGAGAAACTCTATCTAAGTTGATGGTTGGGCCTGATGGGTGACCAAGCTCACCAAAAGCTCTATTCTTAGAAACAGTTTCTGCCATGTATCTATTAACTTCATTCTCCATGACTTCCATGGGATAGATACGACCATTTCTATTTTTTAGATTCGCTTGTAAAAAGATACCCTCAATATAGAGTTGTTTCTTACCGTTCTCATCTTGTTCCGATAGAATTTCAACTTCTTCTACGAGTTCTGTAAAGAGTTTCATCCCTTTATCCTTTATAAGCTATTGGGGCTGCTCTCATATTAGCACCCGTTAGTGTTGTTGCAGAATTTTTTTCTACAATAATTGATTCTGTATTTGAAACTGTAACATTACCAACTCCACTAATTACTAGATTAGCAGTTGCTCCAGTATTTATTACTCTTACTAAAGTGGCCCCACCAACTGTATTAGCAGAACCAATTC